ATAGAGAATCGATTCTTCCCTTTAAAGATAGGAAGTACTTAACTCTAGAAACAAGACTATCGGCTTCTGAAGCCGGTTCTTTACTAATAACCTTTGGCATATTAACCCCCTCTAATTAATATACTATCAGATAACTACTCGGCTCGCAACTCGCTTACGTAGTCTTTTAGAGCAACAACAATTACATCCGTAACGGTACGGCCATCATCAGAAGCCTTCTGCTTTACAGCAGACCAGAGCTCTTCTGATACCCTGATGGTACGGGTCGGGGTCTTAGGTGCGTTTGGCATAATAGATACATATTAAACCATTGTTTCTAGTAAAAACGTCTTAAGACTGCCCAAATTTAACTGTACGCCTCCTGTAGCGTCTATGCCTTCCCCATCCATAATGGCGTTTGCAATAGTGTTCTTTTGTAGGAGCATGTCATGTTGGCGCTCTTCAATAGAACCCTCCATTAAGAAGTCTTGAATAACAATTGAAGGCCAAGTGCTAGACGCTCTACGAATACGGCCATTCCTTTGTAGAGCCAGTCCAGCATTCCACGGAAGATCATAATTAATGAGTAAATTAGCCTGAGGCAGATCAACACCGTAACCACCGGCATCAGAAGAAATAAGAATCCTACAGTTTGGATCAGTCTGAAAGGTAACTTTTGCAATCTCTTTGTCTTTTGCATTTAGCTCTCCAGTGTAAGTTTGTGGGTTGTACGCCTCTAGTTCTCTTGCTAAAAGTTTTGCCATGTGTACGTAACTAGTAAAGATAACTACCTTATTCTTTTCATAGCTGTCTAAGAAATCTACTACGTATGCTTCCAAAGCTTTAGCCTTAGGATGGGCCTTAAGCGAGTCTAGCTTACCTGCCTCATCTAAGTCGTTTACATATTTAGAACCACCGTCACTACCGTCTTTACGGTACCTACCAGCAGAGTGAGACAACAAAGCGGGAGCATCGCACAGCATTCTTAAAGCAGTTAGCTTTGACATGATCTTACCTTTAAGAGCATTAGCTCCCTCACTTTGATCTACCCCCGCGTAGTGTGAGAATAGATCAAAAGACGTACCATAACTATCAATTGCGTCTTCTAAATCTTTAAGAATCTCATCAGCAATCTGTCTATAGAGCTTTGCTCCTGCTCTATCAAAGGGAACAAGGATAGGTTCTGCAAAAATTGTGTCAGGTAAGTAAGGGGCCACATCTGGGTCTTGCTGACGTTTACGTACACTAGCTTGAGACATAGTTTTACTTAGGGTAGGTAAGTTTCTATAACGCTCTACCCCACCAAAATGATTACGAACAATAAATGTCTTATCAAACAAGTCAAATCTTCCAAGAACACTACGATCTACAAACTGCATAATGCTATAGAGCTCTTCAGGCTTTCCATTTTCAATCGGTGTACCTGTTAAAGCAAACCGTATAGAGCTTTCTAACTTCTTTACATGTTGCGATCTTTTTGATTTAAAAGATTTGATGGCTGTTGCTTCGTCGCAGACAATAAATCCTTTTGGTAGAGATCGTACTTGGTCCCAGTCATTAACAACTTGCTCGTAGTTAATAATGATGTGAGTGTAATCCCCCGTGAGCGCGTCTTCGTATTGTTTTTTTCTTTGAGTGGGCGTTCCATCAATAACCAAAGGATTTCCAGCATCGGTAAACTTTCTAATCTGTTCAGCCCATTGATACTTTAGGCTTGATAAACAGATAACAATACCAGGCTCACTAGGGCTTAGCTCTTCTAAAGCAGCTATAGTTAGGACAGTTTTTCCTAATCCTAGGTCATAGGCCACAAGCATTTTCTTGCGGTCTACCATGGCCTCTACAGCCTCAACTTGGTAAGGTAAAAGCGTACCTGTAAAACTCATGCGTCTTGTTTCCAGTGGAAATACGAACGAATGTATACAGCAGCATAAGCAAGGGCGCTGAATATAAACCCATACTGTTTAGTAATGATGGCGTAGGTAATCCATAGAGTTTCGTTTAGGAGAAGGATGTGCCATCCCCAAATAGTTTTCCGCCCTACAAAGAAAATACCTGTTACTCCAATTACAGCTAATACCCAAGACCACCACATCATTATTTATCATCCTCTGCTAAAGCTGTATTTGTTAACCTTCTAGTTGAGTTACATACTTTGCAGGTTACATTGACATCTGAACCATTGTGTCGAGTTCTTCTATCGCTGATATGTATAATGGCGTCCTCTCCAACTAAAGGGTGGCCGTTTACACACTGTGACTCGTCTACTTGCTTTCTTCTATTCTTAGTGTTCTCTGAAATAGTAACTTGTCTAAGATGTTCAGGGTTGCAGCAGTTTCTAGTTCCACAGATGTGATCAATAACCATAGAAGTTTTAACTTCTTCTTTAAAAACGGCCGTAACAAGTCTGTGTACTAGATAGGTAATGCCATTAAACCTAAAACGTCCGTACCCATCATCAATCTTGCCAGTCCATAACCAACAAGAGTCAGTCTTATTAACGTTATCCCAAAATCTTTGTGGAAGGTCGTCTTTAATATTATAATCAATCGATGCTTTAGCCATGCGTGAGGACCCCACTCATTCGTGTGTTAATCATAACCTGTAAGTCCTCTATAGTACCATTGTTAGTAAAGGTCTGATCTACGGGGTACTGGTCCATCTGAGACTCTGAAACATGACTATTGACTGCTTTAACACCAGAACGCTCTATGCGCCATATCTGTCCACCTATAGCTTTAATTTGATCTGCTTCATTTTCAAAACGAACATCTGTAATAACATAGTTAGCACCTAAGTCACCCATTTTACGAAATGCTGTTGCAATCCAGACAAACTCGTCAATGTGATTGCGAGCACTGACACCAAGGGTTTGTAGCAGTGCACGAATACGTGGGTTTTTCTTTGCTGCTTCCCAACCATAATGCTTAACGTAAGAGGCTAAAAATACTGGCTCACCTGCAACATAGTCAACCATAGGATTTACATCTAGTAACAGGTTTCTAATAGGGTCAGCAAAAGCGACTCTTTCAAACTTATAATTATCCGTGAGGATTTTTGCAGCAGTGTCTTTTCCAGACTGTGCGTAACCAGTTAATCCTATAATCATTGGCTCACCTTATCTTTTGCGTAGCTAATTGTTACTGGCCCAGCTAGTGAAGCCCAGTACTCTTCTTCTTTCCTCATCTTTTCTGCATACCGTCTTTTAGCAGCAAGGCTTGTTTCCATACTGCCAGCAGAACCACCTAAACGGTTACTGCTTTTTCCTGTACTTCCCTTTTTAGTTGCCATAAATCGCACCCTCTCCAAATACAGAGTGTCTAGCACCCCCTACTAATAACTCTACCAAAGCTGGAGACATTTCGCCAACATCTTTGTCATCTGAGGTGTAGTTGGCAAACCAGCACTCCATGCCTTCCTTACGAGTTCTTTGTAGCATCTCAAGTGAGATTAGTTTTCCTGCCTCATCAACACGTGGGTTGTCAAAAGCAAAGATCAACTTGTCCGCTCTCTTCATAAGGTCTAGCTGTATATCACTGACAGCTGCACCGTAAGTAGAGACACCACCCATGATTCCCAATGATGATAGTCTTACTACGTCTAAAGGTGATTCAACTACGATCATAGTTCCACCCTTAAACGTTTCTATTCCAAACAGGGTGGTAGATTTTTTGATGCCAGCAGGACGGTTACGGAAGAACCTCTCAGTCTGGCTCTTCTCTTGCCAGCCCATAAGCCCAAAGTTTTGAGAATTACGGATAGGTGTAATCCAAGAGTTACGTAAAGGATTCCAACGAACTCTGTGCAGAGCACATGCCTCCTCCGTAAGATCACGGGCATCTAAAGCCCACTGTGGGGCAATCTCATCAAATACAGCAAGGCGTGCCTCACTCATGGCCACTGGAACTGGGATAGGTATGTAGGAATTTCTAGCGTCTTCTAGCTGGCGTGCAAGGAGTTCAAAGTTAACCTCAACGTTTGATCGTAGCCACTCTTTGGCAGCATCAAAGTCTAGTCTTCCCCATTTAGTTTGAAACTCTTTTAGTTCAGCAACAAGAGTTAGTATAGTTCCTTTGTATCCGCAAGAGAAACAATGATGAACCCCACTCTCTACATTCATAGACCAAGAAGGATTACTATCTTCTCTGCCCGTACGCTCTAGGTGCATTGGACACAGCCCAAGAAGTTCGTTGTTACGCTGTGACACTTCAATGCCTAAATTGAGCAGTACGTTTTCTACGTCGCCCTCACGGTACATTAGTAACCCCTATCTACTGGTGTTGGTGCCGTTGCTAGTGCGCCACAAAGAGCACACTCCATATCTGTGAAGTACATAGATATTTCGTAGTCTTCAAACATTGCCTGGATGTTCCACAACTTAGAACCACAGGGGCATACGTGAACAGGGTTTTCTTTATCTCTAAGGTCTAACATTACTTCTTAACCCTTCTACGAATGCGTCTGCGTTCGATGGGAGTAGTTCCTCCCCAGATGCCTTCCTTCTCGTTATTGCTTAAAGCAAACTGCAAACAAAGTTCCTGCATATGGCAATCATTACAGATTGCTTTTGCAGCATCGACTGCTTGTAGGTCTTCGTAGTCTTCAGGAAAGAAGATATCTGGTCCTACAGATACACACAGCTGAGTCCCATTAAATGGACTTGGCGTTACTGAAAGCTGCATACTCTTCAAAGCGACCCTCCTCCCAGTCCCACAGTAGGTCTGTAGAACCCATGCTTGAAATACGGCTAGCTACTACTGATAGTGAACGAGAGGAGTCATCCTCTTCATCCTGGCGTTGCAATGCAAGCACAATGTCTGAGTCCTGCAAGAATGATGACGTGTATCCGATAGAGTCTGCTGTAACTTTTCCACCACGCATCTTAGACTTTAACGCCTGGGTGCTAACAACAACAGGTAGATCGTAACGCTGTCCTACACGCTTCATGTTACGTGTAAGGCTACGTAGTGAACGCTCTGACTCTCTTTCGCCTGTCTCTTCATCAATCATCAAATACATACCGTCAACAAATACGACGTCCGGCTTGAACTTTTCAATCTTTGCACATAAACCTGTGATAGTCATAGCAGCAACGTTGTCGGGCATCCAGAAGTCTGGGCGCTGAACCTGTAAGCTAGCAACTAGTGCTTCGTCTTCATCTTTTCTTAGTTCACCACGAATGTATCTAGCGTGA